ACCGCGAGTCGTTGGGGGGTTTGGTCTTCCTGGTGTTTTTGGGCATGTTGAATCCGTTGGAGTTTTATTGCTTTGTGTCCCTCGGGGTTTACCAGCTCGTGGAGCTTATCGTAGTACCGCGGGGGTTTGTATTTTTTTCCGTCGATGACGACGAAGTCACCAGGGTAGACGTCGCTGTGGTACTGGGTGAACCAGTTGGAGCCGATGCCCGGTCGTCGGGACATCGTTGTGTATTCGGGCTTGAGTTTGGATACCTCGCCGGTGTCTTTGCAGATTCGCTCGTAGTGTGTGGAGGCGGCTGCGCCGGTTATCTTTTTGGTGATGTACCGCGCGACATAGGCCGCCGATTGCCACGTGATGGTACCGATGGTAGAGAATCCCTTTCGCCAGAGGCGTTCTAGGGAAGCCGAACGATAGAGTTTTTGGCCGTTGACTATCGTCCACAGCGTTTGGTCGGGAAAGTCGATACCGAATAGACATGCGTGGTAATGGGGTCGCGATAGTTGCTCCCCGTATTCTCCGCAGTGAAAGAAACGGATCGTATCATGAGGATACGATTTCCTTAGTCGTTTCATGAATAGCTGGAAGTCGTCCAGCTTGAGGTTGCCGTTGGCTGGTAGGTGTTCTGGGGCGTAGGTGAGCGTTACGAAGGCGTTACGCTCTGAGTTTTGGGCCTCGTGGACACATCGGATTGCCCAGTTGCGGGAGTGGTCCAGGCGGCAGCCTATGCAGGCGCCGCACGGGACCGTGCTGAGTTCACCGCCGTGAGGGATCGGCTTGGTGAGTTGGCCAGTCTGACCGCGTTGGCCTGTGAGTGGTTTGAAGCATGTCAGGCGCGGTTACCTCCTCGCATGGGTCGCGGACCCATATTTCGCCTGTGGGTGCTTACAGCGCCTCTCCTGAAGGATCGTCGGGAGGATTTTTTGGACATTTTGCGTCGGTTGGGCATTGATCGTTTCCCTGTATGTGATGAGCCTATCGGCTCATTTTTGACTGACTTGGTGTCAGTCAGCCTATTGGGATCTAGTAGGACCAATAGGCAGCGTGCTTTGCTCGCTGTTTTTAGGACCCTTATTCGGGGTCCTGTGGGTCGTCAGGGGCCGGACCTGACGACGGATTGTCGGGATTACCCGGTAGGGTAGGTACGGGGTCGGGTGGCGTGCCGTGAGCGAGCCCCAGATCCGTTAGCATTGATTTGTCTTTTTCCGGATCGTAGTTCTCGGTGAAGGCGAGGAACGCCGCCGGGTCGTTGTTGAAGTACTTGCGCGCCTTGGATGGGAGTTCTTCGAACATCGAGCGCGCATTGGCGATGATGACCATTGATTCGTGGTAGGTGGCGGGCGAGGTCTCGCCGTAGCGCGCCTCGTGCTTAGCCACGTGGTCCACGATCCCGGTTTTCTGGTACCGGGCCATGATGTTGTTGATGTCGCATTCTTTTTTGAATGACTGTTTGGCCAAAGATGGTTCGGTAATCGTCAAGCGGAGCCGGTGTCGGGGTCCGTATGCGGAGCGGATGATGCGCTCTTGTGTCTTTGGTCTGGTCATTATCTGCCCCTGTCTATGATGATTTCGGGACCGAGCGGTCGCCGGCTCCCGATGGGTTTGCGTTTTTTGCGGTTTTGCTTGCCGCGCTGGATATCAGCTTTGCGGAAGTCGTCCGCAAGTTGTTTCGCGGATGTTACGCCGGAGGCGATTTTCTTCCCGATCCACTCGCCGATCGCATTTTTCCATGCGGCCGCTCCTTTGTAAGCGGCTTCGACATCCTTGTAGACTGTCGATCGGGTTTCTTGTTCGGCCGTTTTGGCCGTAGTGAGGTCGGCGGTTGATCGGTTTAGTAGTTCTTGGGATAGCGCTGTGGCGGTGGCCTGCTTTACGTTCCCTGTCTGTGCTTTTGCTAGTGCTATTTGTTGCCTTTGCGCCCTGACTGAGAGGGCGCTGTGTGGCGCTTCTGCTATGGCTTCGCCTAGTGCGGCCCTTTCGTTTTGCATTATGGCCGTTGCTCCTGCGGGTGTAGATGCCGGGGAGCCGATGGCTAGTATCCGGTTGAGTCCTGCTTGTTCTAGATCCGCTGCGCTTCTTTGATATGCGGTGGAGCTCATCCGTTCTTGGAATGCCATCTGCTCTCTGGCGATCCGCAGGTTTTGCTTGTTGGCCTTTTCTTGGCTCTTTGAGCTGATGAGGCCGCCGCCGATAGTGGCGGCAGCGCCTATGATTGCTGGCCAGACCATTAGTTTTGGGATCGTATCATAGTGATATGACCGATCCGCGCTAGAAGTGGTCGATCATGCCGGGGACCCCGTAGATCGGCATGGGCCGAGCGCACTGCAGGGAGAAGTACGCATCGAAGATGAAGTGTGGCTCGTCTGGGACCGCAATGACGCGGTCCAGCGGGGGAGTATCTTCGATGAATTGGCTTGAGAGTGTGGGGCGTGTAGCGAAATCCTGGGAAAGGTGCCAGGCGTCCAGGGATTCTGGATCGTCGGAGCGCATCTTGCCCGTAATTTGTGAGGGCTTGTAGCGGTATTCCGCATAGCGCTCCTGATAGCCGAAGACGTCCTGGTCGACGGCGGTACCGTCCATCCAGATTTCTTGATTGAGGATTGTTTGCTCGCCTATTTGGGCGAGTGCGGGCCAGTAGTAGTCGAATCGCGATTGCCGCGAGAACATTCGATTGAGGCCCTGTTGATAGGTGAGATCGGCACGGACGTTAACCATGCCGATGAGTATGCAGTGTTCGGTGAAGGATTTAGTGAATCCATGCCCTGCGAGGGTAACCGTTCCGTATGACGCAAGGTTACCTTGCGGTGAGTCCACCGGGCCTTGAGAGTCCTCGGTGGATGAAGTTTGAGGCACTGGCGTGATTTGAACACTGGAGGAGCCTCCCCCGAGGAACTCGGGGCGTTGCAGGCGGGCATCGGGTGAAACCACGCCAAAGTGGGCGCGGATTATTTCTGTGTACCGAGTGCCGCCTCGAGCGTCTCGCTCTTGGAGGCGTTGGATTTGGAATGCTTGCCGCAGTTCGTTAATGGTTGCCGCTGATGCCTCGGTGAGGTCGGCATAGAGCGTGCGGTTGAGTGGGTCGCCTAGTCCGCCCCCCAGGGTGAGCGTGGTGGTGGCTGTTGCGTCCAGGTAGGAGTGATCGTTACCGCCGGCGGGAGATGCGACCAGGACGGCTTCGGATTCTTCGCCGTCGTAGGTTACGGGTGCTGATATGCCGAGCGGCAGAGGCACTGCCTCGCCCTTTTGGGGCCAGGGCAGTGCTGAGGTGAAGTAGTCGTGGCGTTTACCACGACGGAGTAGGTTGTATATGGCGATTGTGTCTGGACCGTCTGAATGGTCCTCGGTGACTGCGTTCTGCAGGTTTTGGTCTCGGAACCATTCGTTCCAAATAAGATTGTATGCACGGTGCCACAGGCTTGCAGACTCGATACCGTCAACATTGATAGGCAGCCCCAGATAATCATGGAGGGTGCCGGCGTCATGCGGGCCAGAGCCTGCGACGCCCAGTTGCGGGACGAGGAAGTCGGTTGAATCGCCGGGATTGTCTTCTTCGCCATTGAATTTCTGCCAGTTGTCCCACACGAGGCGGATGGGAACGGCGAAGAAGAAGCTTTCCATGTACATGTTGTCCATGACAGGAAAGATGGGAGTGGCGAGCCGGCCGAAGCCGGTCATTTTCATATTGAAGGTGTCGCCGGGCAGAGCCTCGTCGCAGTAGACCGGTACGAGATAGCCGGCGTCGAAGGTAGTTTTTAGTCCGTGGGAGCGATCGAAGGAGGATCGCGGGATTTCGGCAGCAGGCACCTGAGAGAATTGGTGCACCATCACGGAGGGGTTGTTAGACATCAGGCGATCCCTTGGAGGTCGGGTTGATCGGTATCGTTTTTACGTTGCACGAACTCTACACCGTTTCCGATGGCAACGGGAGTGTCGTGGTGGATGGTAGCTGTTTGGTCGTCGAATTCTCCGACACAGAACAGGGTGTAGTCGTGAGGATGTCTGCCGAATTGGTGGGTGGTGTCGTTCACGCATTGCGAGAACGTGCGGCGGGCTTGGTCGTCTTGCGGGTAGAAGAACGGTGGGAGGAATGCTTGAGCCGCCGAGTCGTGGATAGTGAACATCTTGAGAATCATTCGATTGCCTCGTAGGTACGTGGAAGTTGTTCTAGTTTTTTGAGTGAGACGATCTCGCGAACCGCGAGTCGTTGGGGGGTTTGGTCTTCCTGGTGTTTTTGGGCATGTTGAATCCGTTGGAGTTTTATTGCTTTGTGTCCCTCGGGGTTT